TTTATCGTTCAAGACTTTACAATCCGGAAGAAGAGTTACCAGCTGACGATGCAGACATGGTAGCGGCATGGTTGCAGAATGAAAGCGCACGATGGGCTTCTATCGAGCCTGACACTACAGCTAAGGCAACACCAAAGGCAGCGCAAACCGGACTTTTCGGAAAGGTTGAAAGCGGCGAAAAGGATATTGACGGCAACGATCTTGTGGGAAGAGTCCCTAAGACAGCGGCAAGAAGCAAGAAATAAAATAGTGCTGTTTGGACAGTGCAGGAAGGAGAAGATAGGATGTCGAGCTTCAAGGATATTATAGAGTCTGACTGTTCAGATGTGTTCCTGAATACGCAAGAGTTTTCTGACGTTCACACAATCAACGGCATTGAATTTAAATGCCAGGTTGACGACTATGAGCAGATATCCCGTGAAAAGAGATATCAGTACAACAGAAGCCTACACGGTGACGGAATATTCCTACGAGAAGTTATGATCTATGTTTTATCCTCTGAGTTTTACAAGCACTTTAACGGACTCCCACGAGTAGGGGCAAAGCTCATACTTGACGGAGATATGTATTTAGTGTCTGACACTCAGGACGAGTACGGCATAATATCTATTTCCCTCGGCTCAAACGAGACTTAACGAGGTGGCTTATGATTGGCTATACGGTATCTATCGAGGGATTGGTTGATCTGGAGATGGACTTGAATATGTCGAAAGACAAGACAAAGAACATCTTAAGGACGGCAATCAATAACACAGCCAAAAAGGTTGAAAAGCAGATGTACACAGAGGCAGGCAAAAGATATGCCCTAAAGGAAGGAAAGCAAGGATACCACAAGGTCAACAAGATAGAAAAAGCAAAAGTTAGCAGGTTATATGCCACAATCATAGCAGCTTCAAGGCCGGCAGACACTTATAAGTTTATGGTTCGGCCGGATACTTACTTCCCAGGAAGCAAGGGTGCGCCGAGTTGGATAAAGGCTAAAACACTCAAAAAAGGCGGCCATCTTGTTGGAATGGCACTGAAAAAGAATAGCGGCGGCAAGGGCGACAAGTACAAGGCTTTCGTAGTTAAATACCACAACGTCTCAAATGCCGGTGCAATTTCAGACCACACGGCCCTTGCGGAACGTGTACCAGGAAGCCACATGAAAAGCAATCCGCACAAGGAAGCTTTGAAGTCGCTTTACAGTACGACTCAGGCAAAGGGTGAGGAAGTAGTATATAAGACAAAGATTGACAGCACGGTTTATAGCACATTATCAGAACAGATCAGAATAACAATACCTAAGTATGTTAAGTAGCCGGAGGGTTTTGCATGACACCTTTAGAACTGATAGACGCTTTGGCGGAAGAGCTGGAAGAGCTGTTTAAGGAATGGCGGTACAAATGCAAGAAGGGTACGCTTATTCCGATAAACATCTACAAACAGGTTCTTCCAAAGCTGGACTTAGACTACTCGAAAGACGAGATGCCGGTACCGTACATCATCGTGAGACTGATACGAGGTAGCGACACAGGCGAGAGAGACAGCGATTATGTAGTTTCTGTCTGCCTTATAGCCGGAGTTTGGGACGGCGACAGCGACAGTCAGGGATACAGGGATCTTCAAAACATCTTCCAGGAAATATATTTAAGGTTCCATCGGGATCCTAACTTGAGAAATAAGGCTGCCTATAAAGGCGAATGGAATTGGGTAGCTCAGGAAGATAATTATTATCCATACTTTATCGGAGCTTGCAATCTTGACTTTTCGATAGCGGCAGTCAGAAAGGAGGATCCATACGCATGAAACCAAAGAAAGCAAAAGAAATTAAATCCGAGGAATTGAAAGCCGAGGATTTACAGTCAGAAGAGATAGAGAAGGACGAGGCACAGGAAGCCGAGACTAAAGCAGAAAGCAAAAACACAAAGTCGAATGCAGGGGTGGAAGCCGAGACAGAGTTTAACAACAAAGCAGAAGTCAAGGATTTAATGTATGTCGGCCCGACAATACCGAATCTGATTAGACACGCTATAGTCTTTAAGGACGGTATATTACCGCCAAAGGTAAATGAGGCTATAGAAAGCTACAAGCCTATGAAGGAAATGTTTGTTACAATAGAGGACTTTCCAAAGGCTATGATGGAAATTAAGCAACAAACCGGAGCGTTGGCGATCATTTACAAGAATGTCGGTAAACGCATACGGGGTAAAAATTAACACAGGAGGAAAAAGAAATGCCTTACAATCACGGTATCAAAATTCAGGAGAATCCTACCAGTATTCCCAGCCCCGTGAGTACAGACGGCTTCGTACCGGTATTCATTGGTACAGCTCCGGTCAATGAAGCAGCTGACATCTCAAAGGCTGTAAACACGCCTATACTCTGTAATACATTTGCAGAGGCCCAGGAAGCGTTAGGATACAGTGACGATTACGCAAACTACACACTTTGCGCCGCTATGGATGCTATGTTCAAAGCTTTTGGCGTTGGCCCTGTAGTATTCGTTAACGTATTGGATCCTTCAAACGCAAACCACAAGACAGCATACACAGAGACTATTACACTTTCTAACAAAGTTGGTGTAGGTACTTCAAAGGGCGTACTTATTGATGCAAACCTTGTAGTAAAGAACGGCGGCTCAACACTTGATCCCGACACCGACTACACCGTAGAGCTTAACGAGGACGGATATCCCGTATTCAATGTTATAGCAGCAGGCGTAACCTCAATCACAGTTACGGGTAACAAGCTTGCTCCTTCAGGCGTAACCGCAGCAGAAGTAATCGGATCATACACA